AGCTTCAATGACGGTAAACGCTGATGGGGTCGTCACCGATCCAAAATTCAATGGTGCGGTATTTACTGTGTACGACCCAGCCGATCAGTATCCTCGCATCTACAAGATAGAATCCATAGCCTATGATGAAGATGGCTTATTGGACATCGGCGCTAGTCATGTCGCTGTAACGCCCAGTGGCTCCATTTCTTACTTAGACTTGGACGACAGTAAATTTGTGATCGAGGTGCAGGCGTGAGTTCCCAGGGGCCTAACTTTCCTGATTTAGTGCCTACAGCACGGTCAATGTCACCTGGCGATTTTGCAAGCAAAGTATTTCGTTCGCAAAACGGGATTGAAGCACGAGTACAGTATGGCAATAAGGCATTTAATAAAACTTTAGATTTAGAATATAGCAATATTACTGATGCTCTAGCAGCATCAATCCACGATCATTATTTAGCTTGTAATGGAACGTTGTATTATTTTTTGTTATTAGAGCAGCCGAAGGCAGGGGCACCTGGCTTTCATAATCCCAGCGGTAAGTTTGTATACGGTCAAGCTTATACCGATGTACCAGGATTTATTGGAACAACGTTTTATTTTGGCTTAGATACAACAAAATCCCCTCCAGCATGGTTTACAACTGCGTCACCAGTTAATGGTGTAGTGACACATCCAAGCTTGAGTTTGCCTGGATTTTATGTAGATGCTGCATCATTGACTGGTTATTATCCAGGCACTAATGCTTTTGCTAGTGCTAGGTATAGCGCCACACCGTTTGGGCTAAAATACCGTTATGCGGAACCACCGCAGTTTAATAGCGTCAAACCTGGCCGCATGTCGGTTACGGTAAAATTAGTTGGGGTGCTTGACTCATGACCTATTACAGCGGCAAAGACGGTACTCTGACCTACAGCGGCAGCCTAGTTGCCAAAGTCTCAAACTGGAGTTTTTCGGCCAGCGTTGACACGCTAGAAACCACGGCGATTAGCGACACCGACCGTTCCTATGTGCCTGGTTTGCGCCAATACAGCGGCAGCGCCACAATTTTTTACTATGAAGATACTAGCGGTACAGCACCTAAGCCGTTGTTGGAGAAAATTATCAGCACCAGCGCCATTGGCGAATCTGGTGTTACGTTAAAGTTGGGCTGGAGTAGCAGCAAATATATTCAAGGCAGTGTCATCATCACAAGTGGCGAATTGAGCTGTGCAGTTGGAGAAGTAATGCAAGCGACGATCCAGTTCCAGTTCACCGGGACGCTAACCGGAGTAACTCTCTGATGGCGGTCTACCTTGGCAACGCGGGCCACATCGAGCTGGTGCGTAGCGGCATTGCTAACGCACTGCAAGGCAACGTGGTTAATTCCTACGTCAATGTAACCAAGGGCACATTTAGCTTTGATTTTCAGGTCGGCACTCTGCTGACGGGAGATTTTGTTGAGTTCAAAACCACCGACGGCACGGATCTTAGTTTTGTTACCGCTTCCGGCTGGGACGATGCCGCACAGCACACCTTTGGCAACTGGTATGTGCATGTTGATCAGGTAGGCAGCATCAGCCTATACAGCGATTTTAGCAATGCGATTGCTGGTGAATCTACCGGTCGCGTAACACTGGCAACGATTGCCCGCACCATTCCGATCACATGTTCCATCGTGAACAGCGTGCCCAAAGTGCTGGGGCAGGTGGTTAGCTATGAGCTAACAACTGACCGCGAGACGGTTGATACTTCTGCATTAGGCGATGAATTTCGCAACCAGTACAGCACTTTGATCACTGGTAGCGGCCAGTTTGACTGCTTTTTTGATTACCGATACGCAAGTAGCTCACGTTACCCAGTATCTGCTGAGCTACCCATTTACCTGCACAACCTACTGCTGCGCCAACAGTTTGGCTCTGAGTTTACGGCAAAGCTCTATATAATCGGCAGCGGTTATGGCCAAGGGTCAGATGCAGGCAACGATACGGTCTGGCACGAAATTACGGGCATCGTCACCCAAGCGGGCATAAGCTGCAACAGCAGCGACGCCATGCATTCCACCATAAAATTTGTAACGACTGGCCCGATTAAATTACGAACTGAAACAGTTGTAACAACGGGGTATCTGCTCCAAGAGTCCGGCAGTAGAATCAAATTACAGGACGGCACTGGATTCCTGGCCTTGGAGGGTGGCGACTAATGGCAGACAAAAAAATTACAGACTTGCCAGTTTTGGCCAGTGGAGCCCTTGCGGCAACTGACCCGCTGGCTGTGGCTAGTCTTGCCGGAAGCGAAACCAGACAAATCACAGCCAAGGATTTTACTCAAAAAGCCATCACGCTAATTGATGACGCCTCGATCCCCAGCGCAAAGGTTAATTTAAGTGGTATTAGTGCCGCCACTATTGCAAACGGCACGATAACTGCCACCAAACTCGACACCAGCACAATCCCAGCCACTGGCGGCCTAGCCGTATCCAGCGGCAACCTAGGGCTAGTCGCACCAACCAGTCCCATTGTCCGCAATGCTGGCACTGGTTCACTAGAACATGCTGTCAGCGGCGCAACAGCAGGCACATATACCAAGGTGACAGTGGATGCCAAAGGGCACGTCACAGCAGGTACCACGCTTGCTGCGGCTGATATTCCACTGGCCACCTCGTCAGTGGTTGGCGGCATTTCCGTTGGCAGTGGCCTATCCGTTACCGGCGGCGGCGTACTTAACCACAGCAACTCAGTTGCCGCTGGCACCACAAGCGGCATTACCCGCGATGCGCAGGGCCACATCACCGGCGCCGTGGCGCTGGTATCGGCTGATCTACCGCTTGCCTCTGCTGGTGTGCCAGGTGCTGTTAGCCCAGGCACCGGCACCTCAATCAGCGGCGCTGGAGCGCTATCGGTTACGGCTGCCACCAGTAGCGTCCTAGGCGGCGTGATCGTCGGCAGTGATTTTGCCGTTAGCACCGGCACCATTTCGCTGGCAACACAGGCAGGCCTTACCGCTGGCTCCTATCCAAAAGTCACAGTCACGACAAAGGGCATCATCACCGCTGGCGCCAGCTTGACTGCGGCAGATATTCCAAGCCTAGACGCCAGCAAGATTACAACCGGTTCACTTGATATTGCGCGTGTTGCTAGCAACACTGTTACAGGCACCAAGCTAGCAAATTACGCCATTACCAAGATTGGCGACACGCAGCCCACTGCCGATCAAATTGGGCAGTTCTTCTTTAATCCGTTAAGCCGCGATCTGTTCCTGTGGGACGGCAACGTATTCCAGCCGATTGGTATTTCAGTTGGTGAGATTGTATTCGCCGGAATCTTCAATGCTTCTTTAGGTAGTGGTACCGGATTAATTGCTTCTGTCACAGCAGACGGTGCAGCAATTGGTTTAACAGCAGGCCAGCCATTACCTGCTGCCGCCGCAGGTAACAGTCGTTATTACTTAGTTGTATCTCAGCCTGGCACCATTACTTCTGGTAATGCGCCACAAGTAGCGCTAACACCACCGGATATTGTGTTGTCCAATGGTACAGCTTGGACTGAAATTGACGTATCGCAAACAGTAACTGCACAAGTTGCTAGCAATGTTAGCTTTACGCCAGCAGGCAGCATCTCCTCCGGCAATGTTCAGCTTGCAATTCAAGAACTTGATGAAGAAAAATTACCGATTGCTGGCGGTACGATAACAGGCAACTTAGAGATTGGAACTGCTGGCAGTTTGTCTTTTGAGGGTTCTACAGCAAACGCATTTGAAACTGTTTTAAATTGTGTCGATCCAACTGCTGATCGGACAATCACGTTGCCAAATATTTCTGGCACGGTAATAACTACTGGCGACACCGGCACTGTCACTAGCACGATGTTGCTTGATAACACAATTGTTAACGCTGATATAAGCGCATCTGCTGCCATTGCAGGTAGCAAGATTGTGGCTGCTACTACAAGTGTTGTAGGTGTAACACAGCTTTCCGATAGCACTAGCACTACCAGCAGTGTATTAGCTGCCACGCCAACAGCAGTGAAGGCGGCGTATGATTTGGCCGTTGCGGCATTGCCATTAGCAGGCGGCACCGTAACCGGCAATGTAATTTTAGATAATCAGGTTGATGCCCGATTCCGTGAAGCAACAGCAAACGGCACTAACTACGTTGGATTTCAGGCAGCGGCATCAATTCCAGCAGATGTGTTATGGACCCTGCCGACCACAGATGGGAGTTCTGGACAAGTATTAAGCACTAACGGCAGCGGCACCTTGAGCTGGGCTACGGCAGGAAGCGGTGACGTTACACTCAGCGGCGCTCAAACCCTTACCAATAAAACACTTACTGACCCTGCCATCATTGGCACAATATTGGAAGATGTATATACTATTACGGATGGCGCTGCATTTGAAGTTGACCCCGGCAACGGCAGTATTCAACTAATCACGCTTACTAATAGCCGCACACCAAAATGCACAAACTTTGTTGCTGGTGAATCCGTCACGTTAATGGTGAATGACGGCACTGCTTATACAATTACCTGGACTGATGCAACATGGGGTTCTGGCGGTGTAATATGGAAAGGGGGCACAGCGCCAACACTTGCAACAACTGGTTATAGCGTGATTCAATTCTGGAAAGTTAGCACTCAAGTTTATGGCGCATCTGTAGGGGATGTAGCATGAGACACTCACACGGCTTAAGAGCGGCAGGAGCAGGATTTCCCGCCATTGGCACTTCGATGGGAGGTGGATTTTTTGCTGGTGCTATCAGTCATACTGCTAATGGTGTTGCTACGCATTTGTTGATTGTGGCGCCAGCAGGAACCGGCGGCTCCGGTACTGGATATACGCTTACTAGTAACATAAATTGGAAATCAACTGCTACAGCAACGGCAAGCACTAATAGCACTTTTGACGGTGCGTCAAACTCAGCCAACATGAATGATGCAAACCATCCGGCAGCTCAATTTTGTGAAAGTTTAAGTATTGGCGGTTATTCCGACTGGTATTTGCCAGCACTTTACGAACTAGATATTGCTTACCAAAATCTTAAGCCCACCACTGCTATCAACGACACAAGTTATGGTATTAACCCTTATTCAGTGCCTACACGCGGAAGTAACCGCACTGATGGGGCACCGGCTCGAACATCTATTGCCGCTTTCCAAAGCGGTGGTGCAGAGGCGTTTGCTGCAGGTACCTCCACCACCGCCCACTGGTCTTCCACGCAGGACTCTTCAGATAATACCAATGCTTGGAGGATAAGGTTCGCATCGGGCTATCAGCAGGCATTCACCAAAACCGCCTTTATATGTGTCCGCGCTTTCCGCAAAATTGCGGTTTAACCTAACCCTGTATTTCTTCAAATTATGTACGTCCTCGCCCCCAATCAGACCGTTGAGATTTATCCTTACTCAATCGGCGATCTGAGACGCGACAACCCCAACACCAGCTATCCACGCAATCCAAGTGATGCGACATTAGCTGATTGGAATGTATTTCCCGTAACTGATAAGCCCGCACCGAATTTCAACCCAGCAACACAAAACTGCAACCAAATCAACCCAACGCTAAAAGCTGGCACGTGGGAGATGGCTTGGGCAGTAACACCTGCTACGCTACAAGAAATCACCGAACGCACCAGCGCAAAAGAAGCTGAGGTGCGTCAACAACGTAATGCACTACTCAATGACTGCGATTGGACGCAACTACCTGGTACGCCAGTATCACCTGCACCGTGGGCAGAGTACCGTCAGCAGTTGCGTGACGTTACAGCTCAAGTCGGCTTTCCATGGGAAGTGGTCTGGCCTGTAGCACCGCTAGACTAGTGGCATCGTTGAGACCCATTGCTGCTGCAAACAAAATCTAATGGCTATTCAACCCGGTATTTATCACATTTCTCTCCAGCGCCGGGCAGATTACAGTGTCACGTTGCAATTCAAAGATAGTACTGGCACTAATATCAACTTAACAGGTTGGACGGTTGCGGCTCAAGTATGGGATCAGGAGCGCACCACTAAGTTTGCTGACTTCACCGTTACTTACACCAACCGTGTCACTGGTACAGTTGCCATTTCGTTGACTAATTTGCAAACTTCTACTTTTCCTGGTGAAGCATACTACGACGTATTGCTAACCAACCCTTCGGGATTAAAAGAATACTATCTTGAAGGTATTGTTTATGTTTCACAAGGATACACAGCATGACAACCGTAAACGTTACCGCTGCAACTCAAACAGTCACCATTGCAAATGACGGCAGCAGTGTAGTTGTACTTGTACCTGAAACAACAGTTGTTACTGCAACAACAGTTGGCCCACAGGGCAGCGCAGGTGCAGGTTTTGTGTTTACACAGCCTTCATCGGCATCCACATGGACTATAAACCATAATTTAGGGTTTAAGCCCAGCGTTGATGTGTACGACAGCGGCAGCCAGCAAATTCAAGCTGAGGTCTCTCATGCAAGTGTAAATCAAACAGTTATACTATTAACAGCACCCACCGCTGGCTTTGCGAGGTTGACCTGAAATGACTAAAAAAATCTTTACAGACTTTGATTTTCAGTCAGTCTCAAAAGTCATCAATCTGCCAACGCCTAGCGCTAGCGGCGACGCAGCCCCTAAGTCTTACGTTGACTCGTTGGTAGAAGGTTTGGCATGGAAGGATTCCTGCCGGGTCGCCACGCAGTCAAATCTTAATTTAGCAAGCCCTGGTGCCACGATTGACGGCATCACGATGGCGTCTCAGGATCGCGTTCTGGTACGGGCTCAGAGCACTGCATCAGAAAACGGCATTTATGTGTGGAACGGTGCTAGCACCGCCATGACCCGTTCACTG